CTTCAACCCCTAAGTCTTCCACTTTCTACCCCTTTCTTAAACTAAATGCGCTTCCTACCCAAGCCTTTTCTACTTTTTTCTTTTCTCTTTCTACAATTGCACGACTCCATGCAAACCCTGCATCTCCACCCCAAGCATCCCACATAATTCTTCCATTAGATGGAAACTCTGGACCATCATAAAAACCTTTGCCTTTTTTATCTACTTCATGACGAGAAAAGAAAGAAAACATTCTTTTAACAGTACTAAGAGACATTCCTCTACCAGCAACAATATCTGTTGCACGACCCCAACCAACAGGAGTTCCAGCACCAGTTGCCTTGCCATCTTCTTTCCATTTTAATGCACGACGAGCAGCAGCCTTCATTCCAGATGTAGGAGTATATGTGTCTTCAGCCATTGGCTATTACCTTTCTTTGTTTTTGTTTGTGTGGACCTAAATCTGCTTTAATGCTACCGTCTTTTCTTAAACGAACAATTCTACCATTTTTAATTTGCATTGGATTAAATCCATGATTTGAATAATAAGAAGCAGAGGATCTGTTTGCCATTATTTTTTAAACGGATTTAAATCAAATATAGATCCGTCCCAACCTTTATTAATATTGTTTTGCGTATTATTATCTTTAAAAAGTTTTGTAACTCTTTCTGGCTTATCTACATTTTTTGCAAAATCTTCAAACAAAGATTTCTTGGTGGATCTTGGATGACCTTTTGGAAATAAGTCTAAGTCAAAAGGTTTTCTTGGAAATTTTCCACGAAGTCCAGCCATAAAAGCATTTACTCTGCCCATTGCCCATTGCTCTGCACTGGAAACACTTCCACGTACTGATGAAGGATTAGTTCTATATGCTCCAATACCACGATTATAAACCTGTCGTAATGCGCTTACAGTAATTCTATTGTCGCCTTCTTTATTCTTATTGTATGCGTCTGCTAATTCTTGAAGTCTTGCTGAAGAAACTTTTTCCATTTCATTTTCTTCTTCATACATTTTTTCATTATCAATAGGCTCAGAAGAAATTCTCAAAGAACTAAAAGGTTTTACAACACGTCTATCAGTTCTAGTTCTTTTACCATTTTCGTTGGTTGCATAAACTCTAATTACTGCCACTGGATTATCTGAAGAAGCCTCAACACTTTCATTAGTTCCAGGAAGTTTTACTGTGCCAGAACGCTCTACTCTTTCTACAATTCCGTGTGCAGATTCTGTTTTGTCTGGTGGTTTTGGAACTGCAAATGTTACGTGATCTCCGATAGAAACTGATTTTGCTTTTTCTATTTCATCATCTAAACTGTATGTTTTTTTAACTGGAACGCAATTAGGAACCATTCTCCCATTTTTCTCTTTCATTCCTTGTTGTTCATATCCAACCCAACAAGCCTTAGTCATATTATCCCATTTGTCTTCTTCTTCATTATCTGATTCATAATTTTTATTTATGTCTTCAGAGTTTAATTGCTTATCCATACCAACATTTGATTCTAAAGATGGCATAGCCATAACTTCAGATGCTTTCATACCAATAAAATATTCTGTTTCTTCTAATCCACCTTCTTCCATTTCAAAAAGTTGAATTAAAATTGCTGGCTCTTCTGGTGATGCAGCAAGTGCATACTCTGATCCAGGAAATCCAAGCATTCCATCTGTCATTACATGAACAACACGACCCACGTAAACTTCGTCATCATTTGGCGCCATTACCATGTCGCCTTCTTTTACCATTGCTTTACCAATGTTTCCTTCGCTAATATTAATAGCATAAATTTGACGGGCAGCAGCACCTCTAGTTTTATGACAGCCCATTACTGTTCCATCTTCTTTTAAAGCGGGATAGCCTGAGCACCCGTATGAACCCTTAGCACCTACATGATATGGCATATAACAATTATATCAGTCTTTAAGTTTTAAAAGTCTCATAATTTCAAGCAGGTTCCAGCGCTCTTGCTTTGAAAGAGTTGCCAAACTATCTGGATTAAGAGATTTTTCTGTAAGGGTAATTTTTGGGTCTGACTCAAAAAGGTCTAATTCTACAAACCCCTTTTCCCACAAATTCATAATCTGGGCATTTACATCATTAAGGTGTTCTTGATACAGGTCTGGCATTAATTTTGCTATTTTAGGAGTAAAAGAATATAAAATTTCTCCAGTTTCTTGATCTATTCCCGCAGTTTCAAGCCCACCATTCAATATTAACTTTTCTATTATTTGATCTTCATCTCTATTCATTTTCAATAAATCCTAACAATGACTCTTTAGTTTGTGCTCCAGTTATGCGCTTAATTTCTTTTTCATTTTCAATTAATATAAAGCCAACCAAGAATACGTCCATACTTTTCAGACGAATTCATTTTTTCTGTACGAATTACAATACTTTTTGCATCTTTAAGTTGTTTTTTTAAATATTCTTTTGACTCAAGACCAAGAGCCTTTTCTAACTTGTCTGTTGTTCTTGACTCTGGAGTATCAATGCCAGCCAAACGAACACGAGATGAAAACAAAATATCAAACCCTAAATCAATAATTACATCAATGGTATCTCCATCAACAACACCTTTTACTTCTCTAACAAAATATTCATACATTATATGGCTCCTATTGGTTTATTTTCTACTAATCTTTCACGCTCATCAACAACAGCATACATAAAAGCCATCATTTTTGTATAACCACTTGGGTCATCTACAATTTTATTATAGTGATGACTACAGAATAATAACTCTCCTGTTGCTCCTGCAATTTTTACATATGCTTGTGCCTGACACCTATCACAACGATCTTTTATTGAGAGTACCCATTCTTTTGGCTTAACGCTTGGATGATCTTTGGTGGCTGAGTTCATAGATCTCATTATACTCTATTACTTTCTTTAAGTTCAAATGAGTTTTCTCTATCAAATAATTGATATTCATATGACTTAAATTGAAAAAATCTATCTAATTCTTTTAATACTTTTTGATGATCTAAAGTTGAGCATGTATATAAGTCAAATTGCAAAAGCGCTGGGTCTTCTTCGTCCCATACATGAAAAGCAATGTGTGATGTTTCAATCATTACGCTTGCAGTCATTCCACGATTACCTGTTTTATTTACATAAACAGCATGTGGACCAGATATAATTTTCATATCAATTTGTTCAACTAAATAAGTTAAAAAATCTTTTACTTTAGTTGTATTAGTTGGATAATTTTTTACTTTAGCATTAACTAATAAATGATTATGTTCTATCTTTTTCCCCATTATTTTCTCCTATTGTCTGTTGAATAAAACCCACTACCGTTAAAAATTGCTGCTGGAGCGCTCCAAAGTCTTTGCATAGATTCATTGCAGCACACTGGATACTTGTCTTCTTCAATTCCTTTTTCAAACTCAATCTGTGAAGAACAAACTGAGCACTTATAGTCATATCTAGGCATAACTCTCCTATTGCTTATATATTAAGTATATCATTAGGCTATATCTTGTGTCAACCGATTATAGGTTCTTATTCTATGGCAGTTAGCACAAACTATCTCACATTTTTCAATTTCTTTTTTAATTGCCTTCCAAGAAAATCCATCATGAATCATTCTTGAAATGTTATATTTTTTATCTCTTAAATGATCAAAATCTAAAATAATATGATTATTAATTCCACAGTCTACACACCCACTAGCCTCTTTGATTTCTGCTAGTTTACGTTTGAGATTTTGTTTATCTCTATATGCCAACTGTTTTTCAGTCATCAACAGCAATTATATCAGCATGTAAAAGCCCTACACAGGCAATTAAGGCACGATAGCCCAGGTTATATTGATGGGTAACTAAACCATCTCTAAGGTCCTGTGTAGGGACTATTTATATTGTACTACTTGATTTTAATTACTTTAGGTTTTTTATCTTCAGGAACAATACGAACAATACTAATTGTAAGCATACCGTCCTTAAGTTCAGCATTAGAAACTTCCATATATTCACCAAGAGCAAATGTGCGGGTAAACTTACGACCAGCAATTCCTTTGTGAACAATTTCAGCATCTGTAATTTCTGCTGTTTCACCTTTAATTATTAATGTTCCATTATCTACTGAAACATTAATGTCTGATTTTGAAAATCCAGCAATAGCCAAAGATAATTTATATGTATCTTCATCTATTTTTACAATGTCATATGGCGGATAAGCCTGACGAGTTGCTAGATTATGTACTGTATTAAAACGCTCCAATTCACGATTGAAGCCAATAAAAAATGGATCCTTAAAAAGATCCAATGCAAACGAACTTACCATTTTTTCTCCTTTTCAGCGAGTTAGTTTATGTATCCCCCGTAGGCAGATACAATCCTATTATACCAAATTTTAGTACCCCCAAGGGGAATTGAACCCCTGTTACCACCGTGAAAGGGTGATGTCATAACCACTAGACCATGAGGGCAGAGAGCGGATAGCGGGAATCGGACCCGCACATTAACCTTGGCAAGGTTACGCACTACCACTATGCAATATCCGCTTGGCTGGGCTGGAAGGATTCGAACCTACGACATATGGATTAACAGTCCACCGTTCTGCCAACTGAACTACAGCCCAAACCTTTTATTTTAAAATATCTACTACAGTATTAGATTTTTTTGTATCTGAAGTAGTTGCTATAGATTTAAAATAATTATATGTAGAATCAAAGTTTCCACTATAATTTTTTACCCAATAGGCAGCAAATCCAGCAGTAGCAGCAGAGGTTCCAGCAATATTTCTTGATGGAAACTCATATGTTCCAAGAGCATAAAAATCTACCTCAGCAGAATCATTAGCACTTGGTACTGACTCACCACGAGTATTGAAAGATGAGATAGCAACTGAATCCGTCAAACATGCTGGATAGTTAATGCGAGACTTATCTCCACTCTTTGTTACTGGATCACTATTATTTCCAGCAGCAAATATAGATGCAATACCAATTGCTTTTAGATTTGATATAGATATTTTTAAATTGTTATCAAATCTATCTTGTGTGCAGTAATTAGCACCAGTTCGTTTTGGAGTATGTCCAACTGATGCAGAAACTGCTGCAATATTAAATTTAGTTTTATTAGTCGCAACCCAATCAAGTGCTTGTTTTACAGTATTATTTGCTGTTGCACCAAATGGCTTACCAGTTTTTGGTTGTACAGAAAATATGCGAATAAAAACAATATTCATGTCTGGATTTACTTTGTTGGCAACTAATGCCATTTGTGTACCATGTTCAAACCCATTGCTTGATACTTGTGGTGCTGGTAGTGTTGCGGACCCAGGACCTTCTTGGAAAAACTTTCCATTTGGACAACGAGTTTCGTCTAATATGCAAACCTCATGTACAATTTTGCCTTGTAATTCTGGCAATGATGTATCAATTGCTGTATCAATAATTACTATAGATTTTTTATCTTGTGCATATGCTGGTTGTAATAATGTTACCCCCAGTATTGCTATAATTCCCACTGCTATTTTTTTCACTTTACTCCCTTATTTTAATTACTACCTGACATGGGTCGCCTCCTGCTTCCCATTCCTGTTCTTCTTCTTCACTCATATAAGGATCTCCTTCATGAGTATTACAAAACGGTTCTGTTACCCATCCCCGTTCAATTCCATTGCTTAACCAAATCTCAAACTCATCAAGATTTGATGCCTCATCTTGAATATCTCTTAAGATATCATCAAAATTTGCCATATCTAAATTATACTCTTAAATGCTTACCACGTCAACTGGACCCATGCATGATGGGCTAAACTTAATAGCACAACTTACTGCCCCTACAACTCTTTTACGAAGATCCTTGGATTTTTCAGTAGCATGTAAATATCCATAGGCATATTCAGCCCCTGACCCCATTGCTAAATAATCTAAATTATATTTAGATAAAGACATATCAACAGCATTGTGCTCATATATTTGACCCTTAACACAAATTATTAAGCCAAGATCAGCCTCTTTGCCAGTATCAACCCACCAGTCATTATAAAAATTTTTAAGTTGTTTAATAAATTTAGTTTGCATAAA